GGCTGACACGACGCTGGACGATCATCTCGATCTTGTCCAGGCCGACATTGAGCATGTGGGCCTTCTCCTTGTACCGGTCCATGAGACCGTGCTGCCCGAAGAGCAACTGCTCGACCTGACGGAACCGCTGCGACGCCGGGATCGAGATCGCCTGCGGAGTGTTCACGTCGATGTCGCGCGAGTACTCCACGAGCAGTGAGTACATCGCCTCGGCGGCAGCGCCGAGTGTGATGACTTCGCGCTCGACATCGCTGATGGCTTCGAAGTCGAAGTCCTGACGGTGGAAGGCGTGCTCGGCGATCGTCATCGTCGTGAAGTAGCGCAACTCGCTGTCGGCGAGCCACTCGTAGTAGTACCCCTCGACGTTCGCGCCAGCGCCCGCCGGGAAGCCGGTACCGGTCGGGGGAGCGGTGATCCGGAGGAGACCGTTGCGCTCGTCCAGGACGTAGACGAAGTGGGTGTCGTCGGCGCTAGCGCCCGTACCGGTTACGCCGTCGACCGTGGCGGTACCGTTCGTTGCCCACACGACGAGTCCGTTCGCTGACACGTTGTTGTGCGGGAGCTTGAACGAACGAGTAGCGAGATCCAACTGCGCCGTAGTAGTGGAGAAGAAGACGGGGAAGTCGCGAACGTGGTTGCGAGCGTTCTCCATGACTGCTTCGAGGATGGCCATCACTCCTCCCGCCGGTAGACGTCCGTGAACTGGTAGACATCAACCATGCCCATGAGAGCAGGGCGAGTGTCTGCCGTGTCATCAATCGGGTCGTCCTCGACGCCCGTGAACGTTGCATCTGGGATGGTCTTGCCAACCCTGGTGAACCGAGGATCCATGGCTCACCACTTCACGAGCCAGTTCATGCCGATGGTCGCCTGCATCATGACGAGCGGGTCACCGCCGCCGTAGTTCTTGGTCGAGATGCCGGTCTTCGCCGACCGGTTGAAGTACTGATCCTCGACCCACTGACCGGGGGAGTTGGGCGTACCGGTGCCGCCCGGACGGAATGCGGGGAACCCGTAGATGCCAGGCTTGTAGTACCAGCGCGGGCCCTCCTGCGGATGGGTGTGGCCGGGGTCGGTGACGGCGTGGTTGTGGATCGGCACCTGGCTACCCACCAACTGCCAGACGTTCTGCCCGAGCGTTGTACCGACCGTGAGAGCATCGTCAATGACGCCCGCCCAGACGGCCGACGTGCTCGCACCTCCGACAACTCTGTTGCGAAGATCGGGGAGCTTGACGAATCCTTCCGGGGCGGTGCCGAAGCGCTCTCCGATGAGATCGGCGAGATCTTGTGTGCTGGCGTTGATCGCCAGGTTGCCGCCCTGACACAGTGAGAAGCCCACCGGGATGGGGTCGGTGGTGAGCCCCGACCACGGAACGAGAGCACCGGTCGGGAACGAGGACTCGTTGGCGACGTACGAACGCAGCGACTGCCAGCCGCTCGTGCCGGACGCCGTCATCTTGACCCATACGGCAAGGTTGGCGTTCGTCGCCGCCTTGTCGACGTACAAGTCGCCGATGATGCCGGACACCACTCCGTTCGGGGTGCCGGTACCGCGACGGTAGTTCGGAGCATCGATCCGGCCGTCGCCGTAGATCGTGGCCATCGCCGTGCTCGACCCGGGGGCTTCGATCTTCACCAGAGTGTGCGCACCGGTAGCTCCAGTCGCAGCCTTGACGACAAGCGCTGCCACCGACGAGAGCGGTTGCTTCATCGTGAGCGTAGTGAGGAACTCCACGGCCTGATCGCCGAGGCGCTTCAAGACGCTGTTGACCCACTTCAATCGGCCGTCCGACAGGACCTGGAATCCGCTCGTCTTCAACGGCGTTGTCAGGTCGACAACGACTTCGTCCTCAGCCGTGAACTGGCGCTTGAAGCTCGCCAAGACATGGTTGATCTTCTCGGTGATGCGCTCCTGGGCGATCACCGTCACCGACTGACCGACGTACACCGCCGCACCGACGACGTAGGTGGCCGGATCGAAGTCAGGGAACTCGGGGTTGGCGTTGGCGTCCCCCGTGATGAACGCCGGACCTGCTGACGTCCACCCAACGAGGTCGAAGCGGTTGGCCCCGCCCGAGGATGGCGTCAGCGTGAGGTCCTGCGCGCCGAACGTGTACGGCGTACCGCCGATGACCACGCGCGCCGCCCCGAGGTTGACGGCCATGCTCTCCGGAGCCGTTGCCGTAACAGCGCCACCGGAGATGATGCCGCTGTTGGCTTGGCCGAGGATGGCGAAGTCGCCAGAATCCGGCTCGGCCTCATCGAGGCTGCCAGCGTCGGGAAGGTTGCGTACGAGCATCAGGCGTATCCGGACTCGCTCAGGAAGTCAGCATCGCCCTTCCGCATGCGCACGGGCACGCCGGGGGCGAGTTGGAAGCTCGCTCCCGACGGAACGGTCACGACGCCGTTGGACGTCGGCACGATGGTGACGATGTTCGACCCGTCGTTCTTCGGCGGTTCCGGGTCGAACTGCTGAACGCCCGACGGCACCTGAAGGTCCTTCGGGTGCGCCTCTCCGGACGGGCGCTGCGGCGGCTCGGCTTCGCCGGTCACTGCCTCTACCGGAGCATCGGCTTGCTGTGCCGCCAGACGGCGGGCCTCTGACTTGGTTGGCATGTCACTCTCCCACGACGAGGTTGCGCTCCCGCAGGTACTGCAGGATGTCGGAGTCGACCTTGTAGGCGACTCCCTTCAGAAGCTGCAACTGACGACGTCGACCGAGGAAGATCGGCCCGACGTCTTCGATGACGCGGACGATGTTCGTGTCGAGATCCCGCTCGACAACTTCGATGCCACGGTCCTGGACCATGGAACCTTCCTTGTTGTGTCCGAAGAAGTTCGACGTGCGAGTCACGTCGCCGTTGGCGACGGGCTGCGGTGACCCGGGCTGCGGCGTGTTGCGCTCGACGCTCCCGTAGTCGTCGTCGTCATCCTCGTCCTCGTCCTCGCCCAGGTCGAGGTCGATCTCGTTCCCTTCGTCATCGACCGGAACTGCGCCGCCAGCGAAGGTCTCATCGACCGTCTGGACGACTTCGCTGACCGGCTCGATGTCCGGCGACTGTGGTTGCTGTGCTCTGCGTGCCATGGTGTGCCCCTTTGGTTGGTCTACTGGTTGGCGAGACCGACTCTAGTCGACGTGGTCTGGGGGCGGTTGGCTCCACGCGCCGGAGCCCCCCGAAGGGGGCTCCGTAGCTCATAGCTCGCCCAGTCCCCGAAGGACGAACGAGAGGATTGGCCGACGGCTCACTGGGTGAGCAGACGCACGACGGCCTGAGGCGTGATCGAGCCGAAGCCGTCGATCGCGTACCAAGCCAGGCCGTGCTCACGACCGAAGTCGAGGACACCGCCGTCGCGCAGTTCGACCGGCAGCGAGACTGCGTGGCCGAAGGCGTTGTCGCCGATGAGGAGGGCCTCGTAGTAGGCCGGGTTGTTCGTGCCCGACGAAGCGCCCTGGCGAACCTGGGTCGTCTCGATGAACACGACGTCGTTGATCCGGCCGATCTCGCCGAGCATGAAGTTGCCGGGAGCGGCGTACTTCGTGACCTCGATCCACTCTCCGGTGTCCCGGAGGTCACGCGCCTGGTGCGGGTGCACGAAGGCGACGTAGGTCTCGCCGAGGCGAGGGATGTTGAGGCTGGCGAGGATCTCGACACCGTCCTTGACGGTGTGCGGGGTCAGCCGGAACGGACCGTCGGTGTCGGCGGCGGTCGTGATGGCCGCTGCGTTCGCCGCCGGGGTGCCCGGGTAGTAGTTGTTGACGACGGTCGACACGAACGGCGCACCGTCCTCGTAGCCGTAGGCTTCCGAGCCCGGCGCTGCGAGCAGCGTGTTCCGCGCACGGATGTCCATCGACTCCGCCATGTGACGACCCAGGAGTCGGGAACCCGACGCCATGATGTCATCGAACGAGGCGTGGAGCAGAAGCTCCGAGACGGCGATCGCCTTGCCCTGCTCGGAGACCGTGATCCGGTACTGGAACGCCGACAGAGCCGACGTGGTCATGCGCACGCCTTCCGTCAGCGTCGCACCGGCCACCGGGTCGACGGCGAGGTTGTTGTACTTCATGAAGTTGACCGTGAGGCCGGGCATCACGCCCAACTCGGTCTTCTTCACGGCGAACTGCTCGAACCGAAGGATCGGCATCGCCTGGAAGAGGATCTCCTTCGACCAGATGGTCTGGATCGCTGGCGTCAGCGCCGTCGAACCGGAGATGGCAGTGCCCTGCGGGTAGCCCGCGGTCACGATGCCCGAAGGGGCGGGGGCTACTTGGACACCCAGGAAGGCTCCGCCCGTCGGTACGGCAGCAGGGTTGTCCCCGCCAGCCACACCTGCGTACAGGTTGCCGGTTCCCGAGATGCCACCCTGGATGTCAGGCATGGGTCTCCTCCTTGGAGAGGTCGTTGTCTCGTGTGATCACATTGGCCACGAAGGACAGAGTAGATCCATCCCCGTGACCGGTGTGAACATAGAGACTTAGCGCTGCGGTCGAGCCTGCGGAAGAAGCTGCGGCCGGAGCCGTGCATACTCCGCTGGCGTGAGCGCAGCAAGCTGTTCGTTGCTCATAACCCGAGGCTGCTGCGACTCATCGATCGGTCCGCTCGACGGAGCGTACGGCAGAACACCGGGGGCTGCCCGGCGAGCGTTCTGCTGCTCGGCCTGCACCTGAGCGACGATCGCCGCCGACTTCTCCAGAGCGAGGTTGATCGAAGCGTCGATCTCCTCTTGGGTGTTGCCGCCGACGAATACGGCAAGCTCGGGGATCATCCGAGTCTGGATCTCCGGGTCGGTGAGACGCGAGTTGCGGTACTCGCCGAGAGCGTGAAGCGTGCGCTCCTTCTCCAGCAAGATCTGCGCCTGCTCCTCGCGAGTACGCATCTCCTCGAACTGCGCCTGGAACTTCTCCTCGACCTTGGCGATGTACTCCTTGGTCGTCATCTTCTCCTTCGCCGCCTCATCGAGCAAACGAAGACGCTCAGCCTCGGCGGCTGCAGCAGCGTCGACCTCGGCCTGGCGGGCGGCGGCAAGCTCCTCGACGGTCTTGCGCAGTTCGGCAGCTTCGGCCTCGACCTTGGCCGTCCGCTTCATGACCTTGTCGCGCTCCTCGGCGCGCGCTCGCTCGATGTCGTCGGTGGTGAAGGTGCGGCCTTGCTGTTGAGCGGCCTGCTGGGCCTCGAAGGTCCGGCGCTCGTTCATCGCCGAGGGCTCGGTGCCGACGAGGAATCCGTCGCCCGTGTTCGCAGCGACGGGCTGCGGTGCCGGTGCGGCGGCTGGTGTGACGACAACGGTGCCGTCGGTGTTCTCTGCCATGGTTACCCTCCGGGGGTGCTCTACGTGTGCCGATGTCTCTCGGCAACGGAGAGACTAGTCGACAGAGCTATTGGCAGGGTTGCGATACTGCGCCATCTTGGTCCCGTAGGCGCGCTCAACGATGCCCGACATCTCGCCCGTGGCGATCTCCTGCAGCATCGGCGAGGGCCCAGCGGGCCGTCCTGGGCCGGGGCCCTCGCCTCCGCCAGCACCGTCCTGAGGCGCGGGCTCTTGCGGAGCGACGCCACCAGCACCGTCCGGGACCATGCCGGTGAGCAAGGCCGTTGCAGTTGCAATCGCCGCCCGCTGAAGGTCGAGAGCACCTTGGTCTCTCGTCTCCTCCAACTGCTCGGCGAAGATCTCGGCGAGCTTCTCCTTCGGGAACTCCTCGCCCAGGTCGCGCAGACCACCGACCTTCGACTCCAGCCCGATCTGCATCTTCATCATGATCTCGTTCAGCTTCACGAGGATGTCGGTCGGCAGCGGGTCCGGCCAGTGCACCGACGTCTCGTACGTGTTCGGGTCCATCGGATCGAGGACGTCGAGTTGTCCTTCCTCCGGAGCCATCGACTCGCTCGGGTTCCACTGGATGCTCTCGGGCTCCTTCTGGAACAGGGTCAGCAGAACCAGTTCGTTGATCTGCCGGAGACCACGCGACAGCGAGTTGGTCTTCATGCGCCACCGCTGCATCGTCGGGGCGTACTGGATCGCGAGGGCGACACCGCTCGTGTTCGAGATCGGCTGCATCTGACCGAGCGCCGTCTCCGGCACGCCGGTCATCTCGTGCATCGCTCGCTTCACCAACTCCATGTAGGCGAGCGGGCCCTGAAGCTCCACGAGCGCCTGCAGGTTCTGGACGGTGGCGTCCTTCGGCAGGGTCATCATCATCTTGGCCCCGCGCTCGATCTGGCTGACCTTGGCACCGGAGATGATGGTCAGGGGAGCGGCGTGGTAGTTGATGATGTCCGAGATCTCCTGAGCCTTCTCGTTGAACTCTCGGTTGAGCGGGATGATGTCACCGATGTCCGACAGGCCCCACGGGGATCCGGCGATGGCGATGTTGGGGATGTGTACGATCGGGATCACGCCGAGCGGGTTCGGCCGCTGGTTGATCAGTTCGTCGTTGATGTACTCCTCGATGCCAACCTCGGAGATCTTCTCGACGTAGGTCTGCACCGCTCTCGTGCCGTCGGCCATGGTCGACCAGAAGCGGTACTTCAGCTTGAAGCTGAGCATCCGCTGACGATCATGCGGGTGCCACTCGGGGAAACAGTTCGCCGGGTTGAGCGGGATGATGCGGCAACGGCCCGGGTGCCAGCGACCGATCGTGTCTTGGAACGGCTCCTCGTACGCCACCTTCACGAAGACGTCGCCCGTGATCGATGCCTGCTGGCCGATCTCCCACAGCAGCGCTTCCTTGGCGTTGTCCTGCTCCCACACCCGCTTGATCAACGACGGGACGATGGCCCCGGTGGCGTGCGGCGTCTGGAACGTCACGCCCCGGCCGAACACGAAGTTGTTCAGGTAGTCGGCCAGCGCCCGGACGTAGTTCATGCCGAACTGGGGCTCGCCGACCTCGCGCCGGTAGGCGTGCATGTGGCCGAGGTAGTGCGCCCAGTTCAGCGAGTAGCGCGACAGACGGGGCCCGTGGACCTCGAACTCCTCGTCGGCAAGCTCGACCAGGCCGAGCGGCGAAACCTGAATCGTCAGGTCCGAGCCGCCAGCGCGGTAGCTCGGTGGGTAGAACGCAACCGACATGCCGCCGATGTTACTCGACGGTCATGAAGGTGCGTGGTCTACTACTCGGGCTCGATCCCTTCGGCCAGCATCGAGTCGAGCAGGTCGTACAAGTCCTCGGCCTGCGACTGGTTGAGACGCAGCGGGCAGATGGCCGTGGACGCCGACTGCGGGTTGTACTGAACGAACAGAGTGAAGCCGACGACTCGGTCCTCTCTCGGGTCGATGAACGTCGGGTCGGCAAGTTCGGTGTCGAGACCGATCACCACGCACGCCCCCTCCGGGGTGAGGGGCGTGGTTGTGGTGGGCGACGTGCAGGCGTAGCCCGACGTCGGCGAGCACGGTGACTCGGGGTACCCGGTGCTGTCCGCTGTGGCGATGTCCACCACGGCAGCGCCTGCGACGATGAGGCCACCTGCGGCGAACACCACGTTGAGTGCGTTCATGATCTTCATGGCGTGTCCTCCCGAAGGGCGTTGCCGAACGTGTTGCGGATCGTGCTCTGGCCCCAGACGAGCGTGAACTCGTAGCCGTCGGCGCACTGGAACGACTGCCAGAACTCGCGCTCGAACTCAGCGGGGCGCATGCCCTCGCGGGTGACGTGGCACTCGTTCACTTCCTCGCCTTCGCCAGGAAGTTGCGGGCCGGTCGGCGGCGACGGCTCCTCCGGGACTGTGTAGTCCGGTGGCTCTCCGGCGTCCACCCACGGCTCGTTCAGCACGACACCGAACGAGACGCCTGCCATCACACCGATGACGGCCAGTGATGCGATCGTGACCTTGCTCATGAATCCTCCAAGTAGTAGATGATCAGCCGAACGCGAGGCGGTACGGACGAGTTGCCCCAGTTCGCTGGCGGGTTGACCTCTTGGGCGATCCAAGTACCTTCGTCGTCCCGACCGGTCCATGTGGTCTCGCCGAAGATGGAGTGCTCGAAGCCCAGGTGTAGCGCCTGAACGTAGTCGGTAGCCGTGTCGTGCTTGATGACGAGTAGCTCGGTTGCCGTGTGGTCGCCCAACTCGTAGGCATGCCAGTCGATGTTGTGACCATCGCGAAGCCAGGAGTCCTGGTCTTCCTTGTACAGGACTGCGACGATATCCAAGCCGTCGCCCTGCGGCAGGGGAGTGATCAACCCCAGCACCGCGAGTGCTTCGAGGATCACGACGTCTCCTCCCACTCGAACGGGATCTTGCACGGGTTCTCTTCGAACATGGGCGCTTCGGTGGTGACGTACCGGATCAGAGGTTCCTTGTCCGGACCCTTGTCACCGTCCCACACTCCGAGGCCGTCAACCCACTCCGGTCTCTTGGAGTACCCCAGAACAGCCTTCCAGGCGTCCTGGCCGTCGCAGTCCGGGTACTCGATCATGAACGCTGCCGTCACACCGACGGCGAACGGAGTTGCCGGGGATGTACCCGAAGTGAACCCCCACTGGTTGCCGGGCAGCACCGCGAGGATGCACACGCCTGGAGCGATGACATCGACCTGCGAGCCCCAGTTGCTGAAGAACGCCAGTTGATCGTCGGCCTGGTAGTAGCCGAGAGAGCAGCCAGCCTGCGGCCCGCCCTCACCGCCGGGAATACCATCGAAGTCGCCGAGGGCGGAAACCGTGATGACGCCGGGCATGTTGGCCGGTGCCTTGTAGATGCTGTCGATCGCATCGTTGCCTGCCGATGCGAAGACCAAGAGGCCCTGAGCAATGGCGCGGCAGAAGCCGGACGTGTACGGATCGAAGCCGCCGCACTCTGCGGCAAGGTGTTCGCCGCCGAGACTCAGCGAAGCGATGTCGGCCCCCATCTCCAGGGCCTTGCTGACGCCGC